ATCCTATTAGCTTCACCAACCTACCAACATAGAGGCCAACTAAGCTATGAGTACAGAGTACTGTGGTAAGGACTGGTCAGAGAAGCCTACCTATGCAGAGGTTGTAGCTTTTAGTAGCCAACATGATTTCGTACACTTTATAAAAGGCAATTTCTCTTTTCATTATGGGTTTAGCTGGGATGTTGTAAATATGGATGTTATAAATAATAGTCCCAGTTGTACTCATTGGTGGAACACTTTCTGTTTCTTAGATAGAACTTATGAGTGTTATAGTAAATGTCCAGACTATATTCAGGATTGGTTCAATCACATCTATGATTTAACTCTACTGCTAAAAGAGGACTAAGCTATGAGAACAAGGTATTATGGTAAAGACTGGTCGGAGAAGCCTACGTATGCAGAAGTTTCTTACCTTTATAAAAAGACTCTTCTTTTTAAGGGGAATGCAGGCTTTCAAGACATAGATTACCTCCTCATAGGGTCATGGCAACGCATTGGTGCCGCCATAGGCTATAATTGGGAATTTATTTTTAGTAATCTATATACTAAATACCATTATATAGAGGGTAGTCCAAAAATAGTTCAAGATTGGTTCACTCATGTATACCATTTAGGTTTAATGCTTGAAGATACAGAGTAGTAAGCCTACCTTACAATCTAATCTATTAGTAGGAGGACAGCATGAACTGATACACAGACTAAGCAATCCTATCAACTAGCTAAACAAACTACCTAATCTAAAGAAAGAAACACAACATGAACATCATCACCAAAACTGTTATCGATCGCACCAATCGTGCCCCTCTTACTATCAAGCACCAGTCTAACACTGGTAACATCACCCTCTCGAAGGACTCTAAGACTTCGGGTAAGGCTGTAATGACCTTCCGCTCTCCTGAAGAGGTCCGTCAGGTTGTCTCTGCTCTTAGTGTGGTCAGAACCTGTGGGACTGGAGCTGCCTTGTCTATCCCTCGTCTTCGTAGGGTTCCCTTCCTTGTAGTTAAGGAAGCAAGTGGCAATGTCACCTTGTCCAAAGCGGGTCGTACTCCTTGTGAGATGACTTTCACTTCCGGTGACACCTATCAGGTTACTGATGCTCTGCAGACTATCCTGACTCAAGTCTCCTAACCTACACTGGACCTGAGTATGTCACTAAACTGCTCTCTTGCTGGGTGATCGTCTAACTAGTAAGACACTCTCCTGAGATGTAGGTGCAACTCCTACCCACCCACTTACAGCCTCAATATAGAGAAAGAAAACATCATGCCTGCCTATCAAGTATCCTATCGTAACAAACTACACACTGAACAAGTCTTTCCTACTAGAGTGGATGCAGTAAAATATATCATCACTCATTCTGAGATTGGTGAAGCAAGGCAATGGTGTATCCTTTTTCCACCTAATATGAATTGGAAGGGTGACATTGAGAAACTATTTAAATCTGGAGACCTAAAGCTTCTTGTAATACCTGAGAGTAGCTGGAATCCTACTCCAGAAAAGTACTCCTCTCACTACCCGCACATCATTTTGAGTGATGATGGCTCTGTAACTATTGGTTACTTTGAGAATGAAGAGGCTGGTCAAAGGAATAAAGTTACAAAAACTAGAGTTAGTAAGTATCTGAAGAAGTTCTACCCTACGATTCCTGATAAAGAAGTTGATCGCTTCATTGCACAGACAGAATCTATTCGATATGAACTCAAGATTGTTACTACTGGTGAAAAGATAGCTAAGATCATGGAGAACAATCCAGTTGAATCTTGCATGACTTATAGTAAAGAGAGGTACTCTTCTGATGTGCATCCTACATCAGTATATGGTGGGGATGGTGGTATACACCTTGCTTATATTATTGATAAGTTTAAAAAGAATAAGTGTATTGCTCGTACTCTTATTTACCCTGATAAAAAGGTTTGGAATAGGTTGTATGGACAGGAAGCTATCCTGAAATCAAAGCTAGAGGGCCTTGGTTATACTAGGGGTGTCTTCCATGGTGCTACTATTAGCCTTATTAAGCATGAAAGACTTTACTTTGTAGCACCTTACTTAGACTGTTGTGAGAGGAGATTCGCTAAAGTTCAGTTCCATCCTACAGATGAGACTAAGCTTATCATTAACAAGCATGGAGTTGCACTGGGCTCTACCTCTGGTCTTCAGGATTATAGTGAACTCTAGATTGTAGTCACTTGGTCCACCACTAACTACTAAGATAAGGAAGATAAGTAATGTCTAAAGTATATGTAGGTAATCCTGCAAATAGGTGGGTACCCCCTGCTCCAGTGAGAGCCAAGTGGCTTCAAGATAATAAGTTCAAACTCTCTCAAGAGGAGAAGCTATCTGAGCCTTTCCAAACTTTGCTTGAGATGCACACTTATATGAGACCCTCCGGTTCCAAGGTTGAGGCAGAGTTTATAAAGAAATATATCAGACCTCTTCCTGGGTGCTGGGTTGATGGGTATGGCAATCACTTTGTAAAGGTTAAGAGAAAAGATAATAAGAAGATAAGGACTGTCTTTAGTTCCCACACTGATACAGTTCACAATGATGAGGGTATGCAGAAACTTAGACTCTCTGATGATTGGCTTTCTCTTCCAGATAAGAGTGAAAGTAATTGTCTTGGTGCTGACTGTACTGTCGGTGTCTGGCTTATGATACAGATGATTAAGGAGAAAGTTCCTGGTCTCTACATCTTCCATAGAGATGAGGAGATTGGTGGTAAGGGTAGTGCTTGGATTAAAGATAAGACTCCTGCTCTATTGAAAGGGTATGATATAGCTATAGCCTTTGATCGTAAAGGTAACAACTCTATCATTACCAGACAGAGGGGAAGGGTGTGTGCCAGTGATGCCTTTGCTTTATCTCTTGGTGACTCTCTTATGTTGGATTGTTACAAGGATGTTGGTGGCACCTTTACTGATACAGCAAACTATACTCACTTGATTCCTGAGTGTACTAACATTAGTGTTGGCTACTACAATCAGCACACCTCATCTGAATGTGTAGACTTGAGGTTTGTCTATGAACTACTAGCTAGCTTCACTAATATGTATGAAGAGGATTCTATTGAGGTAGTGAGGGATCACCTTACTGATTCCTTTTACCAACCTAAGAAGGTATGGACTCCACCAAATACTAAACCCAAGACTACTAATGTCAAAGCTAGTGGGTCTAATGTAAAAGCTTTCCCAACTAAAGAAGATGAAGACTGGCTTAACAGTTGGCCTACTTATACTGGTGAGTCTGGTAATCTTAAGGTTAGTACATACTTAGACCTCATTAAAGAGTATCCTGAGATTGCTCAGACTTTATTAGAGGAGCTTGGAACATTTAAGGATGGCTTTATTGAGGAGGTCTTCATAACGTATGGCTTCCTTCCTCACTAACCTAGTAGGAGATATCAAATGTTAAAAGTATTAGTGTGGATACTGCCATTCTCTACTTTACCAGTAGGTTCTATTGCTATGTACCTACAGACAAAGGAGTTAGGAATGGCTTTATGGTTTATTACATTTTGGTGTCTTGTAGCAACCTTCATTTTAGCAGCTTATCTAGACATTAGAGGAAAGTAAGATAGTACAACATAATCATCAGCCCTGTCCATATTGTGGCAGTAGTGATGCCTTTTCCTACAATACAGTTGAAGGTGCTTACTACTGCCACTCTTGCACAGCTAAGCCTAGTACACATGGACCATTAAAAGGATTTGAAAGAGAAGTAATGGATACAGTAAAAGAGTTTACTGCACATGCTGGTCTTACACCTAAGACATTAGCTTACTACAATTGTCAGGACCTATACAACTCTGACTCTGAATTAGTAGGGCACAGGTACTACTATCCTAGTGGTGACCATAAAGATAGAATCTTTCCTAAAACATTTAGAACTAATCCTGGATTCTCCTCTGCCTCCCTCTTTGGTATGGATAAGTTTAATGCAGGAGGGAATGAGCTTGTAATTACAGAGGGTGAGAAGGATGCAATGTCTGTTTATCAGATGCTCTCTTTACCTGCTGTAAGCCTACCAAGTGCAACACCTAGCCATAAGTTCTGGTCTAATGAAGAGCTTATGAGTTACCTTAAATCCTTCAAAAGAATCTATTGCAGCTTTGATAGTGATGGTAAGTCTGACCCTATTAGAGATAAGTTAGTAGCTATCTTTCCTAATAAAGTATTCGAGATTCAGCATACAAAGTATAAGGATGCTAATGAGTTCCTTACTAATAAAGCTATTGAATCTTTTAGATCAGCTTATCGTAATGCACAAAAGGTAACACCTGATTACATATGGAATACTAGTGAAGACTTACTCAAGATTCTAGATGAGAATCACTCTGATAATAGTATACCTACAGGTATTGAAGAGCTTGACAATAGGATTGAAGGCTTAATTAGGGGTTACCTCTATGTTATCCAAGCACCTGAGGGTACTGGTAAGACTGAGATCATTAGGTACTTAGAGTATAATCTCATTCGTAACTACTCTGTACCTACTGCTGTCATGCATTTAGAGGAAACTAGACAGAGGTATATCCTTGGTCTTGCTAGTTATGAACTTAATACAAATGTCACCCGTAAGTCTAACATTCCTGAGGAGTTAATGGGTGATGTTCGTAGGGTCATTCAAGAGATAGGTGATGCTGGTAACCTCTACTTGTTTGAGATGAGTGAGTCAGAGAATCCAAGTGACATACTTGATAAGATCAGGTATATGGCTGTAGCTTTGGGTGTACAGTACTTCTTCTTTGAGCCTATACAGGACCTATCAACTAACAGACCTGATGGACAGACTGAAGAGCAGTTCCTTACCTGGTTAAGCACTAAGCTTGCTTGGCTTGCCCAAGAATTAAACATCGCTATCATTACTGTTGCTCATGAGAATGATGATGGACAGATTCGTTCTTGTCGAATGATTGGTAAGAGGGCTGGTGTTGTTATCAAAGCTGTTAGAGATAAAGATGCTCCTGAAGATGTTAGAGATATCACTCAGCTTCTCATAGAAAAGAACAGGCCTCTTGGTTACAGAGGTTATGGTGGTTCTCTTAAGTTTGATGGAGATAGCTTTACTCTATATGAGCACACTTTAATCTTCTGAGAGGACTAAGCTATGAAAACAGAGTCTTATGATAAAGACTGGTCAGAGAAGCCTACGTATGCAGAGATTGTAGCTTTTTCAGAAGAGACCGGCTTAAAGAGACTAGTAAAAAGCAGATATAATTTTGATTTGGGTTTGCATTGGATAGGGGTAGAAAGTAGGATCAACGAGTTTCATGAATATAAAGAATTTAAGTGGAGTAATATTCTGTCAGACTTATACAGAGAATATACTATACTTAGTGAGTGCCCAGACTGTGTACAAGATTGGTTCAATCACCTCTATGACCTAACCTTACTACTAGGAGAGGACTAAGCTATGAGTACAGTATACTTTTTTAAGAACTGGTCAGAAAAACCTACTTATGGAGAAGTTGTAGCTTTTAGTAGTCAATCTAGCTTGATTGATTTTCTTAAAAGAAGTGAGTCTTTTGATTCAGCTTTTAGCTGGGGTATAATAGAAAGAACTGTTGAACTTCATGGTGAAATAATCACTAAATGGTGGGATACCTTAAGTAGTTTACACATGGAATACCGTTATTTAAATAGATGTCCGGACTGTATACAAGATTGGTTCAATCACCTCTATGATCTAACTCTACTACTGAAGGAGGACTAAGTTATGTACTACTTCTGTAATCTCTATAGAAATGAGAAAGATGAACCACTATACACAACCTACAGCACTTGCCTCTCTAATCTAGAGTCTGATATAGATAGAGTTAGTAGAAGTGGTGACAATATTGTAGTGTGGTATGGTTTCTTTACAACACAAGGGTTTGCAACAGATAGTGAAGAGCCCTATTATACAAGGAGAATAGACTGATGATTAGAAAAGCAAATATGGAAAAGCCCACCTTAGATCAATGTATTTTCTTTTACACTCTACTAAATAAGGACTCTCTTGATACTTTCTATAGGAACTTTAGTCCTTCCAATTTTACTGGTTACGTCTTAGGTGTAACTCCATTACACCTATTGGAGGAGACTACTACTATGAATAAAGAAAGATTAAGGACATTAAAGAGCAGGTACTACTACTTTTCTTTACCAAAGAAGTGGCAATCTTGGATTGAAAATGCATATTATATTGGTGATATTACACTAAAAGAATTACCTTATTCTACTTTATCTGTCTTACATTACTTAGACATTAAGAGAATTGCACGAAACTCAGGGCTTGTCTCTACTAGGATAAGCAACAATGCCTTGAGTGTAGAGTGGAGGGTGTTTCTTAAAGAGACATTAACAGAAGAGAATTGGGATGGAATTGAATGGGTGGAGTAGTTGTTCTTGATCTAGAGACAGATGCTATAAAGTACACAGCATGTTGGAATGTATGTGTTCACAACCTAAATACAAATGAGAAGGAAACTTTTCTTAGACCAGACATTGACCTTAATGTTAGGGCAAGACTTAAGGAATCATCAGAGGGTGCTGATATGTATGTCATGCACAATGGTGCTGGCTTTGACATGTGGGTTCTCTCTGAGTTGTGTGGCATAGAGCTAGACTTGAGTAAACTATTTGATACTCTTGTAGTCGGTTTACTTGTGTGTCCTAGACTTCTTAAGGATAACAAGCTAGCTACTATTGGTGAGTTCTTTAAGTACCCTAAGCCAGAGATTGAAGACTTCAGTGTAGGTAATACTCCTGAAATGTTGGAGAGAGTTAGTGAAGATGTAGAGATTACAAGAAGGTGGTACCTATACCTTGTCAACCTTATCAATAAGAAGGGTGGTATCTCTACTTGGAGGGAACCTATTAGGTTGGAGACAGAGATTGCTCATCAGCTTATACAGTTCAAGAAGGATGGTTACTGGTTCAATAAAGGTAAAGCTATTAAGGTTCATAAAGATATATCTGATTGGTGTAACAAATTAGAGGCTGAGTTTCAAGAGCAGTGGCCGCCTACTCTAGAGGTGGATAGAACCTTAAAGTATAGAACAACTAAGTCTGGAACACTTTTTGCTTCCGTTATATCTGCACAGGAAAAGTTTCCTAAGACAGAAGTAGTAGGTGACCAACTGATCTGTTATGACTGGGTTCCTTTCAATCCAAATAACTCCAAACATAGAGTATCAAAACTTAATGAAGCGGGGTGGTCCCCTGTAATTAAGACTGATGGTCACTATAAGTTTGAGAGAGAGATTAATCCAAGAAGATTATCAGAGACAGATAGAGCTAGACAAGCTAACTTCTTAAAGTTTGGGTGGAAGATATGTGATGAGAACCTGGAGACTTTACCTAAAGATGCACCTCAAGTAGCTCACAACTTAGCTGCTTACCTTACATTGAAGGGTAGGCTTAGTGACCTAGAGGAGTGGTTAGAATGTGTTGAAGATGACAATAGGGTGCATGGCACCTTCTTTGGTATCGGTAGTTGGACTCAGAGATTAAGTCACAGTAAACCTAACCTAGCTAATATCTTTGCACCCTTCCATGGTGAAGCTAACACTCTTGTAAAGCAGATCAAGGAAGAGTATGATTACATTCTTCGTAGCTTGTGGGGTGTACCAAAGGGTAAGTATCAGTTAGGTTGTGATGCTGAAGGTATCCAACTCAGGTTACTTGCTCACTTTATGCAATCAGAAATGTATAGAGATGCTATCCTCTCTGGTAACAAGGAAGATGGAACTGATATCCACAACCTTAATAGAAGAGCATTAGGTTTACCTTGGGTAACTAGGGATATGGCTAAGACTTTCATCTATGCTTTCCTATTAGGTGCGGGTATTGGACGCACACAAAGAACACTAGAGTGTACCTATGGTGAGGCTAAGCAGGCTATTGAGAGTTTCTATGAGTCTATTGATGGCCTACATGAGCTAAAGAATGTAACTATTCCAAAGCTTTACCAGCAGGGTGGTTTCGTAGGTATTGATGGCAGAATAGTTAAACCACCCTCAGAGTACCACATGTTAGCTGGTATGTTACAGAATGGTGAGGTTGTACTTATGAAAAAAGCCTTGACAATCTGGAGAAGGAAGGCTATATCTATACCTCACAAGTTGCTAGCATGGCCACATGATGAGTGGCAGACAGAACTTAATACACTAGAAGATGCTCATACATTAGGGAAGATACAAGCTTCCTCAATTGTAGAGGCTGGAGAATACTTTAACCTCTTTTGTCCAATGGGAGGTGAGTATAAAGTTGGAACTAATTGGGCAGAAACACACTAGAAAGAAAACAATAAATGAAGAAACTTGTTAGCTTTGAAGCTAAAGTAAAGTATGTTAAAGTGTTCCCTCACAACAGGGACATGGGTGATGACACCTCCAAGATTGGTAAGCAGATTGCTAAGGCTGGTGGATACTACACTATTGTAGCCTATCCATCTGATCCAGATGCAACTGTTAAAGAGTTGGAGAGCAAGGGTGTCAATATGAATCCTATGAATTATCCCCTAATTAAGGAGGATGAAGAGGGTAAGTTCCTTCGTATTCGTCGTAAGCACAATGCTCCTATTGGGAATAAGGGTGAAGAGCTTACTGAGTTTGGTGGTCCTCCTGTAGTTAAGGATGAGGATGGAAACACCTGGGACCCTGAGGTTAACATCGGTAACTATAGTGTCTGTGACATTGTAGCTGAAGTGTGGGGCGAGGGCAACCTCAAGCTTAAAGGTGTAAGAGTTATAGACCATGTTCCTTATGAGGAAGAGACTGTTCCCGAAGACTTGCAGTGGGTCCTTTAGTATGGATATGGAACTAGCAACAGAGATCATCAATGATCCTATGGATTGTACTAGACTAGGTTATACCTTTGTTGACTACATTAGTCAATGGCAGGACCCCTATCATGCCTATGTCTTTAAGCAGCTTGCTACAGGTAAGCACTACTTAATTATTGTAGACTATCTTGATGATCTTCCTTGTGACTTTTATGAGGCAGACCAAAAAGAAGTCACTGAAAGTAAGTGGGTAATCAAACAAGAGAGTAACTAAATGAAACATCTTCTAATAGATGCAGACCCTCTCGTCTATAGAAGTCTTACAACTAAAGATACTACTACACTAGAGGATCACACTAATTACTTTGATTACATTATGGAGTGGATCATCTTTGAACTACACCCATTTGCTGAGAAGAGTGACTATAGTGTGTTCCTCTCTGGTGGCACTAACTTTAGAAAAGACTTGTATGAGGACTATAAAGCTAACAGAAAGGGAGAGAAGCCTAAACTATTACCTGAGTTACAGCAACATGTGAAGGATACTTGGGACCCTATTGTGTGCCATGGTATGGAGGCAGATGATGGCATTGCTATTGCTGCTACACAGAGAGGTTTCAAGAATGTTATCATTGCTAGTTCAGATAAAGACTTCAAGCAATTGCCCTGTGAAATCTACTCTACCTATCACTGGAAGAGAGAGACTATCACTAAGGCTGAAGCTTTAAGGAATCTATGGACTCAGGTACTAACAGGTGATTCAGTAGATAACATTAAGGGTGCTAAGGGTGTAGGCCCTAAGAAAGCCTATGCTATCCTTAAAGGTTGTCACAAACCTGCTGACTATGAGCAAAAGGTTAGGCAAGTATTCCTAGACATTAGTCCTGAGACTGGTGAAGAGGACTTCAGTAAAGCCTACACTTGTATCCGATTACTTAGGTCACCTAAAGAGTTAGTTATAATTCAAGATAGCATGAAGGAAACTAAAGAGTGACTAAGAAGGATTACCAGCTTATTGCTGACACCCTTAGGATAGAGAAGACTCAGACTAGACACATTGAGGAAAGATTTGGTATATCTGCTGCTATCTTTGCTTTAGCTGATACCTTTGAACAGCAGAATGAGAGGTTTAATCGTAAGAAGTTCCTTGAAGCTGCTGGTGAAGAGTACTTTGGTTGACACCAGCCTCAGCTAAAGCTAAAGGTAGACGCTTCCAGCAGAAGATAGCTAAAGCTTTACACAAAGCATTTGACCTAGAACCTGATGATATTCAGAGTCGAAGTATGGGTGCAGGTGGTGAAGACTTGATGCTATCTCCTGCTGCTAGAAGGAAGATACCTTTCTCTTTTGAGTGTAAGAAACACAGGAAGTTTAGTATCTATAATGCTTACAATCAAGCCAAGGCTAATTGTGGAAGACACACACCAGTCCTTGTAATAGAAGCAGATAGAGCTAAACCTCTTGTGGTTCTTTCCTTTGAAGATTTTATTAGACTTATAAAGGGAGAGTAGAGTGAGTATAGAGGAATTAGAAGATAAACTTAGTAAGTTAGAGAACCTTGTAAAATCCCTAACTTTTGATAAGGTACCTGACATACCTTTTCTGTGTGGTATGGGAGGAGAATCAGATAAATATACAGGATTGCCAGAGTATGTCCATGTATGTCCTGCTTATGGCTCTGATATTACAGTTTTATATAGGAAAGTTACTAAAGAATGAGAATAAGATTACCCGACCCATGGATGCTTGCATCTGTTGTAGTACTTGCAGTAGCTGTTTTACTTGCAGCTTGCACTAATACTAAGAGAGCACTTGACTATACATCAGGCTCTAGTTGCCTAGCTCAAAGAGAGGTAGCTGTTAACTTACTACTGAGCTATCTCGATAATAATATTGGTGACAATAAAGATAGCACAGTAGAAGCAACCAATAGTTATGCTATCATTAAAGCAGAGGATATTAAACCAGATGATCTAGAGGATCAGACTGTCCTTGATGTTGAGGAGGCTAGGCTTAATGCACTAGTGTTCTCTCGTATTGTAGACTATGGTTATGTTCTGTATGGTTCTGACCTAAGTGTATCTAAGGCAGAGCTATATGGTATGGTTGTAGCACACTTCCTAAGCAATACTGCTGAGTACAATCAGTGGAGAGTACAGGTAAGAGCTACTAGTTGTTAACCTATAGGTTCACTATAATGTTACTATATAGGTTTACTCTAAGTGTGTACTCTATAAGTCTACTATATAGGCTATAGATATATACCACCCGGCTGGACAGAAGTTTAATATAAGATTACCCTCGTGTATTTCAATTAGACATTCTGTCACAGTCTATTGTTATTGTCCCTGTGGTGAAATAGGTAAACACATTAGACTTAAAATCTAACGCTTCGGCTTGCAGGTTCGATTCCTGTCAGGGACACCAATAGTTAGTTAAGCGAGAGTGGTAGCATGATGGTCTCCAAAACCATTGGTTAGGGTTCAAGCCCCTACTCTCTGCGCCAACTATCTTTTAAAATAAAGAAAGAGTATTAAATAATTGAATGATTACCAAAAGTTTATCCATGCCTCCCGCTATGCTAGGTACCTACCTACACAAGATAGAAGAGAGACATGGAGTGAGACAGTGTGGAGATACATTACACATATTGTGAGACCCTATGTAGATGAGGATACTGCTCACTACCTCTATAATATGATCCATGATATGAAGATTATGCCCTCTATGAGAGCTATGATGACTGCTGGTGAGGCTGCTCGTAGAGACAACACATGTATGTATAACTGCTATTACAATGCAGTAGATAGTCTTGAGAGCTTCTCTGAAGCTATGTTTATCCTTATGTGTGGTACTGGTGTTGGCTTCTCTGTAGAGAGGCAGTATATTAGTAAGCTACCTGTTGTACCCTTTGAGTTCTACAAGAAAAGTAGTATTTATCACATTGATGATTCTAAAGAAGGTTGGGCTAAAGCCTATCAGTACCTACTAGAGTCCCTCTTCTATGAGGGTAAAGAGATAACCTTTGACTACTCAGGACTGAGACCTGCCGGTGCTCCACTCAAAACCTTTGGAGGTAGATCATCTGGTCCTGAGCCACTGAGAGAACTCTTTAACTTTACTACTGAGGTTATTAAGAAAGCTAAAGGTAGGAAGTTAACAAGTGTAGAGTGCCATGATATCATGTGTAAGATTGGTGACATTGTGGTTGTTGGTGGTGTCCGTAGGTCAGCCCTAATAAGTTTGAGTAACCTATCTGATGATCGTATGAGACATGCTAAAGATGGTGCATGGTGGGACTCTACCCCCTACAGAGCACTGGCTAATAACTCTGCTGTATACACAGAGAAGCCTGATGCTGAAACCTTTATGAGAGAATGGCTAAGCCTCATTGAGTCTAGGTCTGGTGAGAGGGGTATCTTTAATAGGGAAGCAGCAACTAAGAAGGTTAGGTCTATTGGTAGAAGACTCTCTGCCTATGAGTGGGGTACTAATCCTTGCTCTGAGATTATCCTTAGACCTGGGCAATTCTGTAACCTAACAGAAGTTATTGTTAGAGAAGATGATACTCCCAGTGAGTTGGAGGAAAAGATTAGGGCTGCTACTATCTTGGGAACTATCCAAAGTTGTTACACACACTTTCCTTTCCTTAGAGATTTCATTAAGAGAAATACTGAGGAGGAGAGATTGCTTGGTGTAAGCTTAACAGGTATCCTCGATAGAGAGTGGACTAGTGCTGATGATCTGAATAGATATAGAGAGGTTGCAATAGAGACCAATGCTCAGTGGGCTGATATGCTTAACATTCCTCGTAGTGCTGCTATCACTTGTGTTAAACCTTCTGGCACAGTCTCACAACTTACAGATAGTGCAAGTGGTATCCACCCTAGGCATAGTGAGTACTATATTAGGACTGTTCGGGGTGATAATCATGATCCTATGACAGCCTTTATGAAAGCTAAAGGTGTCCCTAATGAACCTTGTGTTCACAATCCAGGTACTACAACAGTATTTAACTTCCCAACTAAGTCTCCTATTGGCTCCTTTACTAGGAACGAGATGACTGCTATTGAGCATCTTGAATTGTGGTTAACCTTTGCTGATGATTGGTGTGAGCACAAGCCTAGTATTACAGTAACTGTCAAGGAGGATGAGTGGGTTGAAGTAGGTGCATTCGTATACAAGAACTTTGATAAAATGTCAGGTGTATCCTTCCTACCACACTCAGATCACACCTACCAACAGGCTCCATACCAGGAGATTACAGAAGAAGAGTACTTAGAGGCAGTCAAGAGTATGCCTACTAGTATTGATTGGATGGAATTGAAGGAGTATGAGCATGGAGATCACACTAAGTCTAGTCAAACATTTGCCTGCACTGGTGATGTTTGTGAGATTGTCGATATCTAGCTACAACAATCAGGAGAGAGTAGTTACCTAAACAATAACTAAGGAACTACTATGAATTTACTACCACTATCTGTGAAAGGACTATTAGAAATGTTACCAGCCGTAAGCACTGAGATTGATAATTCAGTTTATATCTTTGGAGTAAGCTACTCTAATGAAGATGCTCTTCTTATTATGTTCCATGTAGGTCCATGGACTCTAGTGATTGACTTTAAGAAAGGTGTCTATAGTGACTAACTTTGTGAACCAATCTATTTTTGATTGCACTAATCTTCTTGTAGAGGTTTGTTATGATGCCTCTATGGAAGCAGGATGGTGGACTGTTGATCCAAAAGATAGCCCACTAATTGTACCTACTAAGCTCTGTCTAATTCATAGTGAAATCAGTGAAGCTATGGAAGCACATCGTAAAGGGTTAGTTGACTCTAAGCTACCACATAGGTCTGGTATTGAAGTAGAGCTAGCAGATGCCTGCATTCGTATCTTCGATCTTGCTGGTGCTTTAGGCTTAGACTTAGGTGGTGCTCTTGCTGAGAAGCTTGAGTATAACCAGAAGAGAGCAGATCATAAGCCAGAGAATAGAGCTAAGGTAGGAGGTAAGGCATACTAATGGAGCAGTTAAATGAGGACAAGTGAACACCACCACAAGCTATCCGAAGGTAGAGGGAAGTGTTCCGTCCCTATGTATAATGCCTTCGGGGAATGCTTTTGTGACAAAGACGCTTTTGGAGAACGCCCAGAAGGTACCAGAATCAAGGACGCCTACACTGGCCGGACATTCCGTCTGGACGGTCGGTACGATGGTTATGTACCTGGTCTCGCTTGCACTGACCATGGTGGCCCGCCTTGTCCTGGCATCGAGATAGAGCCGGGGGTTTTTTCCGGCTGCCGACAGACAGGGGGTGATTGCCCAACGTGTGGGAAATGATTCTTTTAAGGAGGGTATGTTAATGCACTACTGTGTAAGGTGTGACTCTATTGTTTACTTTAAGTGTAACTATTGTAGTCAACCTAAGAGCTACTTCAGCCCGGCCTATAGAGGGCCGTGGTATGACCCACAAACTGTAGAGAAAGATAGTAAGAATGAAACCAGAGACTAGCAAAGACTTTGCAGGAAACACTGTATACATTGGAGATGAAGTTTTCTTTGTTACTAGAGGAAGATACCCTGAAGCAAAGATTCTTTGTGTGGAGAGTTTTACTGAAAGTGGATTACCTAAGGGGGAAATCTTAGGCAGATCGAGACCGGGCTGGAGTTCCCTATCTAAACCAGGGACTGTAGTAAGATCAGAGTTTGTAAAGGTAGCTAAAGAGTGAAAGTAAAGCTTAGCTACCCAACTAGTCTACCTATTGGTACTACTCTACAAGATTATGTGGCTGAATTTGCTAGAGTATCTAACCCTAGCTCAGAAGTTAAACCTAGTGATGGCCTTATACGGTACCTACTGAAGCACAAACATTGGTCACCCTTTGAGATGGTCAACATTGTCTTAGATGTTACAGTATCTAGGGATATTGCTAGACAACTTCTGAGGCATAGGAGCTTTAGCTTCCAAGAGTTTAGTCAAAGGTACTCAGCTACTGAAACCACCTCTCGTCTAAGAGAAACAAGGCTACAGGACTGGAAGAATAGACAGAATAGTTTACCTAACGATGACCTTGAACTTGAGATGTGGTTTAATGAGGCTCAGAAAGCTGTAATAGATCAGAGCTTTACACTGTATGACCAAGCTTTAAAGAAAGGAGTAGCTAAAGAACAAGCAAGAGCACTATTACCAGAAGGTCTTACAAGTTCAAGACTATTTGTTAATGGTTCACTAAGGTCCTGGATTCACTACATAGAATTGAGGACTTCACCTGAAACTCAGAAGGAACATAGAGAGTTAGCTGTAGCTTGTGCTGAAGCTATTGCTCCACTATTTCCTATGATAGCTGAGTTTATTTATAAGGAAGAAAAGTAATGCCTATTAATGCTGACTTCTATTTTAGAGGACCAGACCCTAAAGATTCAAGAAGAATACTAATTGAACTTGTGGATGCTGGTGATCCAGGGGATACACCCCAATCATTGATGTTCTCTATTCCTAAAAGTACTTTGCTTAAGGAGAAAGCTATTAATGAATTATTTAAAGAAAGAAAAGAAATGACTAAAGATGATTTGACACAAGATATCTTAGATGGTATCAGTTCAATTGTACACAAAGATGTAGAGATTACATGGACTAATGATACTGATCTTGAGATTGACAACCCAGATGAAGTAGCCTGGACTATCCTCCAATATGTATCGGAGCACATGACATGGAAGTCATAGTATTTATTGCAATGGCCCTAATTGGCACACCTAAAGGACCAGCACCTGCAATGGTTCCAGTGCTCTTCCCTAACCAAGCTGTGTGTGAAGAGTTTATAACTAAACAAGATAAGGCAGCTACAGCTAATGGGGTTATTGTCCTTGATTCTAAGTGTGTTGAGTTTAAGTTTACACCAACAAAGAGTAGCTAATGCCTGATTGGCATAATTATATAAACTATGCACCTGAGCCTAGTGAGGATCAAGTTAATAGCCCTAGTCACTACAATACTGGGTCTATTGAAGCATGGGACTACATTAAAGATAACTTAGGAGATGAGGCTTTTGTAGCTTACTGTGATGGTACTGTTAAGAAGTACATGCATAGGTGGAAATACAAAGAGAAACCACTAGAGGACTTAAAGAAAGCTAGGGCCTATCTTAATAAGATGATTGAGACCCTAGAAGATTAAACTAGAGAGACTACAGTTTGCATTAGTGTTAGCTGTAGTCCCTCATTCTTTATACGCGCATATCTACACAAGGGCATGAATGTAGAGTCGGCATAACTTGCTAGGTTTACCTATTAAAGCCCTTACAAATACTCCCACTGAGTCATACTAGGAGTTGAACCATCTCTACTTAAGGTGTTATCCAAAGCAGTATTAATAGCATTAAAGTTAGCATTTACTGCATTAGTCTGGTTCTGTAAGTTACCTGTAATAGTGGTAGTGCTAGCTCTCTTGGCCATTATCGTCTTCCTTAATCTCAGGCATTCTTTGTAGTCCTTGTATTAACTGGAACACCTCAACATAGGGTTTATTGGAAAGATAATCCAGTATGGCTTGTGCTAATTTGTCTTCTATTTCTAATTTCACTCTATAATTCCTTAAGTTGCAATAAGTCCATGTGCTCTCAAAGCACCCAGTATAGAAATAATAGCTGCATTATTTCCTGCTGTAGAAGAAGCAGGGTTTGCAATAGCTGATTGTTGTGTACCTAAGACAGCCGTCCCATTCATTAACAAAATAGGAG